TATATTCTTATTTCTGTCAACGAGTCCAGAAGTACAATATGTAATACTATCTTTTGCAAATTTTATTCCCTGAGTAACTTGTCCAGAACCTTTTGCTAAAGAACCAACTGGATTTTGGGTGTTTTGATTATATACAAAATACTCTGTTATTTCTGGGAAACCAGAATCTGTAGGATCTTTTTCTAAATCTTTTGATAGTGCAATTGAATTATCGTTGCCTTTTTTTGCTGCCTGCCTAACAAAACGCATCTTTAATGCGTCGATGTATCTTAATTCTTGAATTCCTTCTTGGGGATTTTTGAGATCAATTACTTTATGATAATATAGTCTTCCGTCAACATACCAATTTCTATATATCTCATGACACTTCTTATCAAAATCCAATAACTCTAGAATTGCTTTAAATTCTTCTCTTATTTTTTTCTTCAATCCATCACTTGCATTTAGATTATCCAAGTCAATTTGAACTGGACTATCATTGGTATCACTAACAATAGCTTCATTCACAATATCTTCAATCGCTCCATCAACCTCTGGATGAAGAGCCATCTCTCTATATCTTCTAATTAAGTCGTATTCGGTCTTATAGATACCTTCAATATCTACATAAGATCCAAAAAATCCACTGGTCAGATAATGGTCAACCCCGTCCTCATTTGATTGAGGAACGGGGGAAACCACACCTTTAGATTTTTTATCTTCATCATCTATTGAAAAACCAAATAGTTTTGCCATTATAATCTAAAGTATTTTGATGTACTATTTATTATACAATAGCAGTGCCAGTTTGGTCAGTGCTCTCAGCTTGCCACCATTGAACTTGGAAGTCTACAGTGAACTCTTCAATTGTATCTGAAGTATCATAAGAGAGGTCAATTTGTCCAACATTAGTTGGGAAGATATCATAGAACTTATATGTTCTTAATGGTAAAGTTGCTGTTGCATCAGTATTTGTAGTTGAGAATCTCTTCTCACCTCTACCTAGTTGATGGACATATGCATTTCTCATATATGATGTTGGAGAAGTTGCACCTGTAGCATTATCTAACTTGCTTACTTGATTCATCCACTGCTCAAAAGCAGTTCTGATCTTGAAGTCTTCGTCATTAATAATAGTTACCGTCCAAACATCAAATGTTCTATCTCCAGCAACTTTTAAAATTCTTCCTCTAAATGGAACATCGATTGATGCAACATTGGAAGCAGGAAGTGCTGCTGCTTTACATAAGAAATTAAAAGTTTCATCATCCCAACCAGATACGCTATCTGGGAAAGTTGGAATACTTACCTCAAATAGATTTGGTCTTGCTGCACCACCCTGTAACTTTGATTTGAAGTCAGTGATGGTTCTAATCGCTCTAGTCATTTTTTTTGTTCCTCCGTGTTAGTTTTTAAATAATGACTCAAACTCTACCAGCTACTTCTTCAAAACTGATTCCAGTTCTGGTTGCAACAAATGTTAGAGTAACATAGTTAATAGACTTAGCAGGCTTCAGGAAGATATCTGCCCTAAATTCATTGTTATCAATAACATCTGGAGTATTATTTGTTTCATCACAAATAATTAAGAAGTCATAGATACCTCTTTTTGCTCTAACATCACGTAAATATGGTTCAACAATGTTTACAAAGTTTGATCTTGTAATCTGGTCGTTGAATTCAAATAGTTGTGCTTCAGCAGCTCTTTCAAGTGATTGTTCTACTGTTAGGAACAATCTACGAACGTTAATTCTATCAAATGCTGATGCATATCCAAGAGCTGTTTTATCACCAAACAGTAGAACACCAAGTCCAGGTTGTGATACAATAGGATTAATCCTTACAGAATATAGACGATCTCTTTGGAGTTTGCTTGGGTTAAATGCTAATTTAATTGCATTTTTGATAATTCCTCTTTGCTGACCAGCGGGTGAGAACCATGGATAAGCAACAAGGTTTGTTCTTGCCATCAATCCAGCAACATCTGGGTTACATGGAATATAACGGAATACATTATTAAATCTATCATAGGTATACTTATATCCACTATCAAAAACTGCGTATGAAGAAGATTGTAAAGGACCAAAGAATTCAATAGTATTATTCAATTGTGTTTCTGAATTTGTTATATCTATAACAGATGCTCTGTGTGGAGATATAACTGCCATACAATCTTTTCTTGACTCTGCAAGAGATATCAATTTATTTGCTTTTGCTTGACTCTCACCAATTGAATCAAGTCCTGGTCCCATCATTAAGAAGTCTAAAACAACATCATCTTTACTTGAAAATCTTTCATATGCAGATATGAGGTCACCTAAATTAGACTTTAATCCATTATCTTCAGTATAATCCTTTCCACCATCTAGTGAATAAGTTACTGCACCAATTACACTAAATGAATTATCTTGAGCTTCTCTATCCCAAATAAGATCTTCTAATGATGGAGTTGAAAATGTTGTAGGATAGTCAGCAGCACCAGTAATAACTGAATATGGATATGAGATATTAAAGTCTCTATTAAATACAGTAGCTACTGGTTGTGTCTCATAAAACTCATCAAATCCTGCAGATTGATTTGCTCCAGCGTAGATATAATCTGAGAAGTTTGCAAGGTAATTCTTATACCAGATTTTTTCTGGTGAGTTTACTTGCGAAATTGCATCAGTTGCTTTAGAAAGGAACAAATGCTTCTCTAAAATATTACCTCTAATTCCAGTCAGAGCACCTAAATCATCAACAACAACAATGTGCATTTCATCAGACTCGCCATTACGTTGGTCTGCATAATTTGACGTTCCAGGTTTTGGTGCAATAGAGCTCCAACGAATATTAGCATTATTTAAACCTAAAGTTTGGTTATTATACCAATCATCCGATCCATCAATTAATGCTCTAGAAATCAGAGAATCTACTTGAAGTGTAATCTCATCATCTCTTAATACATCTGCTGTAAGTACTAGGTTATCATTTGGAGCAACTCCACCAATAGCACTACCTAAAACAGTGATTTCCTCACCAACACTAAAGTTTTGACCAGGATCTACTAATGTAACAGTACTGATTCCACCAACATTATTTCTATAAATGTTAAATGTTACTCCTGTTCCACCATCTGTACCAACACCAGAAACTCCAAAGAAAGTAGTGTTTACTGAAGTTCCTACAGTTGGTGCTGAACTAATTCCTGTAGATGCGACTGCACCAAAAGATAAATCATATCCACCAACTAAAGAACCAGCAATAGTGACTGTCTCTGAAGTAGTAAATCCAATACCAGGATTTGCAACAGTGATAGATTCTACAGAACCATCTGTTGTATTTCTAGTAACATTAAAAGTTGCATCTGCTCCATCATTTGCAGCAACTCCAGCAACTCCAGAATAAGTATTTCCTTTTTCAGAAGCGATTGCAGTATCTACAAAAGTAGAATTTAAAGCTCCAACTGCATCAGTAAAAGATACAACTCTATCATTATTATCATTAATTGTAACCCTTTGTCCAGGTAAGAATGAGTAAATATCACTTCCTTGACTATATTTTACTCTTTCATGCCTCCCTGGTTCTGTACCTCCAGTGGATACGATTGAATGGATTTTTACAGACAAATAACTAATATTCAGTTCTGGACCATCAATTACTTGTGTAATTATTCCCTTTAGATACCCTTCAAAAGCCTGTGTTGATCCTGATCCAGCAATAACACTTCCACTTATATCTACAGTAATTCCATAACCAACTTGTGCATTAATTCCAGAACCTTGACTAATTGCTGTTGTAGCAAAACCAATAACCTGATCAGCAAAATCATCAATAATACAAACTTTTACACTGTTTGCCCATGATCCTGGATTTTTTGCAGAATAATAAAAATTTGAAGCAGATTCTGCAATGTTTGAGTTGTAGTCGTCAAAATTTTTAATTTTTAAAGGAACAAATCCTGTTCCCACACCAATGTTTGCATTCTGTAGATTTTCACCATCGGTTCTAACCACATTAATTATGCCACCATAAGAAAGATATGATGAGGCACTCATCCAGTACTCATAGTGCTTGTACTCTGTTCTTGGCTTGCCGAAAGAATTGATTAGTTCTTGTTCCGTATTAATTGTAATTGGTACATCGACAGGTCCGATTTCAAAGGGACCCGCAATACCCCCAACGTTATCAAGAACGTTATCAGCTCTTCCTACGGTAAGATCAACCTCTCTAGTTAATACACCAGGAGATAATTG